CTCCAAGAGTCAGCTCAACATTGCCACAAGTCAGCGGATTTGAGCAGAGAGTATTTGTGACCGAAGGGGACATATCACGCACACAAGCAAGAGTCGGAAACACCAAAAGAGTGTCCGTTGTGAAATAACGCTATTTGAATACGATGAAACTACCAGTTTACAAATTAGACATCAACGAATGGGACGAAGAGACCGGGATTGAGTTTGTCTCTCTCGTGGAATCTCCAGCCATACAAAAGGACTTTCTCGCATTCAGCGAAACACCTATCAAGTTTGCCATCCAAGACGAGGACAAGAGAATCGTTACTGGAGCAGCGATGATTGCCGACCTACCCATCTATCGCAGAGACGATGTGCGTGGTGAATACTATGTGGTATTTGACAAGGAGAGCATCTTCAAGATTGCAAAGAAATGGGCAAGGGGCAACAAGTACGATGCAGTCAATGCTCATCACCGCACTCCGATAATGGATGGCGTGAGCTTGTTTGAATCATACATCATTGACCGGGAGAGAGGCGTGATGCCACCGAAGGGATTTGAGGAGGTTGCTGACGGATCGTGGTTTGTTTCCTACTTGGTAGACAATGACGATGTGTGGGCAAGAGTGAAAGAGGGTGAGTTCAAAGGGTTCTCGGTTGAGGGCGTTTTTGATTTCCCTGAAGAGAAAGACGAACAAATACTTGAGGCATTGAAAGAAGTCCTTTCCAAGTGGAACGGCAAGTAAAATTGCAACAGCGAAACATAAACTCTAATTTTATACAAATGAACGCAAAAGAAACATTGAAAGAAATCCGCACGATGTTGGGATTTTCGGACGAAGAAACCAAAGTTGAGATGGCAACTGCCACCTTGACTGATGGAACGGTAATTGAGTACGAAGGCGAATTGGCGGTAGGAACTGCCATCTTCGTGCAAACTGCTGAAGGTAACATTCCAGCACCTGACGCAACTCACGAGGTTGAAGGTGGATTGTTGGTTACAACTGAAGGTGGTTTTGTTACTGAAATCGTTGAACCTGAAGTTGAGATTGAAATTGAAGCCGAAGAGTTCGCAACCGTATCTGCATTCAATGATGTTGTTTCCAAGTTGGAATCTGCCATCGCTGAATTGTCTGCAAAGGTTGAGTCATTGACTGCATCAAACATCAAGCACAAAGAAGCTATGAGCAAAGCAATTGACCTGATTGAAAAGGTTGCTGACTTGCCAAGCGAAGAACCCTTGAAAGCTCCTGTATCTACAAAAAAGAACGACCGCTTTGAAGCACTTAAAAAATTCAAAAACTCTATAAACAAATAAAACTATGTCATTTTCAGTAGGATCACTCGCTAACTACACCAACGAACAGTCAACTGATTTGTTGGTTAAAGCATTGTTCGGAAGCAAAACTTCTTCAACTTTGCAATCTGCTAACCAAGTTCAGGTAGGTGTTAAATCAGCATCTGCTTTGAACATCCTTGCTTCAACCGTTTTCTTCCAAGCCGATGGTTGTGGTTACAACCCATCAGGTACAACTGCCTTCACTCAACGCAATATCACCGTTGGTGCTGTAAAAGTTGAAGAAACTTTGTGTCCAAAAACTTTGGAAGCCAAATGGATGCAAACCCAAATTATGCCCGGTTCACCAACAATGGTTCCCTTTGAAGAGCAAATCGGTGCTGAAAAAGCTGCCGTAATTGCACAAACTTTGGAAACTGCAATGTGGCAAGGTGACACCGCAAGTGGTAACCCTAACTTGAGCCGTTTTGATGGTTTCAACAAAATCATCGCTGCTGCGTCTCCAGTATTGGCGAACTCTGCTCCAACCACTTTCACTTCAATCACCGCTGCAAACATTGATGACATCTTGGATCAAGTGTATGCTAACATCCCTGCTGCCGTTGCAGAGAAGGATGACTTGGTTTGCTTCTTGGGAATTGATGCCTACAAGTTGATGTTGGTTAACTTGAAGAACGCTAACTTGTTCCATTATGTTGCAGATGCTGCACAAACTATGGAAATGGTTTATCCCGGTACAAATATGAAGTTGATTGCCGTAGGTGGTTTGAATGGAACAAGCAAGATTGTTGCTGGTTCTTTGTCAAACTTCTTTATGGGAACTGACTTGATTGACGAGCAAGAAGAAGTGAAGATGTGGTACTCTATTGATAACGATGAAGTACGAGTTCGTTTCACTTTCAAAGCTGGTGTTCAGGTTGCTTTCCCCGGAGAAATCGTTTACTTCACCCTTTAATCCATTAAGATATGCCTTGTTTACTTACTTCAGGATTCGCCCTTGACTGCAAAGATGCAGTAGGTGGCATCAAAAGCATCCATTTGATTAACTGGGCAACTTCAGGATTCACCGTTGCAAGTGGAGAAGTTACCGCAACAAGCGTTGCAAGTGGTAGCGTGTATACTTACGAACTTCCCAAAGCAACTGGATCACTTGTAATCACCACAAATGTGAGTGTTGAGAATGGCACATCCTTCAATCAGTCGGATGTTGCTTTCAAACTTCGCAGATTGTCAACCACCAAAAGAAATGAAATGAAATTGTTGGCACAAGGCAGATGTTTCTGCATCGTGAAAAACAACAACGATGAGTATTTCTTGGTCGGTAAGGAGTACGGATGTGATGTGACCGCTATGGTTGCAAACACCGGTACTGCGATGGGTGATTCAAATGGATATGAGGTTACCTTGTCAGCGATTGAAGCGGAAGCACCTTACAAATTGCAGAGTTCAGTTGTTACCAGTTTAGGTATCTAATTGGTTCTTGATTCATAGGAGAAAGAGGGAGGGCAAATGCTCTCCCTTTTTTGTTACATAAATTTCGCATCGCTATTTTGTAGAGATGTTGGTAATTGAAAAAGCAGAATCAAAGAATTGGTATTTAACGCTGACCGAAAAAGTCACGATTGCCAATCCATATTTTTTGTTTGCGTTCACACATCGTTTGAGTAACGAGCTTACAACCGTCATTTTGTCGGACATTTCAACTCACCCTGAACGATACAATGAATTTGCAGTTGTAGAGGGTAGCACCTTCACACTTGATGCGGGGGAATTTGAATACCAAGTATATGCTCAAACATCATCAAGCAATTTGTCACCAGCGTTGGCGAATGAATTGGTTGAAAGCGGAATCTTAAAAGTTGAATTTGATGTTACTCGTAATTACTACGAGGTGACCTTAAATGAAAAAATATACGAGATTGAACAACCTACACAAATACTCTTTATGTTGCTTGAGAATGGGGACTTTCTCCTTCAAGAAAGCGGTGATAAAATAATACTCTAATGGCAGACCAAAAAATATCCCAATTAACGACCATTGTCACAGTTGACAACGCATCGGATTTGTTCCCTATTGTTGACACATCAGCAGCGGAGACAAAGAAAATCACACCAACTGCTTTGAAAACTGCATTGGCGTTGAACAATGTTGACAACACATCGGATGCAAACAAGCCGATAAGTTCAGCCACACAAACGGCTTTAGATGCGAAACAAGCAACCCTTGTAAGCGGTACAAATATCAAGACCGTAAACAACACAAGTTTGTTGGGAAGCGGTGACATTACAATTACGGGAGGTATTTCCGATGGAGACAAAGGGGATATCACAGTAAGTGCAAGCGGTGCAACTTGGACAATTGACAATGGAGTAGTAACTAATTCAAAGGTAGCAAGCGGAATAGATGCCGTAAAGATTGCCGATGGAACGGTTACAAATGCAGAATTTCAATATATTGGAGGTTTAACAAGCGATGCTCAAACACAAATTGATAGCAAACAGGCTACGCTTGTAAGTGGTACATCAATCAAGACCGTAAATTCAACTTCTTTATTGGGTTCGGGGGATGTTGCAGTACAAGCAACTTTGGTAAGCGGTACCAACATTAAAACCATTAACAGCACTTCGCTTTTGGGTAGTGGTGATATTACAATTTCAGCATCTCCGAGCGGAGTAAGTGGTGCTATTCAGTTCAGCAATGGAAGTGCGTTTGCAAGTGATGCGTCTAACTTGTTTTGGGATGATACCAATAATAGGTTGGGGATTGGTACGAATGCACCTACAAGCCCATTGCAAGTAGCGGGAACAATTACAACGCAAAACCTTTTGAGTAGTGGCGTTATTTATGGTGGTTCTTTTTGGTTACAAGACAACGGAACAATGGCATTGGGTCAACAATCTGCGGGTGCGGGTAAATTGACAATCAAAGGCAGTGGCTCAACATCCGCCACGACATCGCTTTTGGTGCAGAATAGTGCGGGGAATAC